AATTCTACAGAAGAAGTTTGGGAAGAAGCCTATACAAAACTTGGTAGACCAGAAACACCAGATCAATATAATTTAAATATTAAATCTGATGTTGTGAAGATGGATGACAACGCAATTAAATCTTTTGCCGAACAATCTCATAAACTTGGTTTAAATACTAAACAAGCTGAAGGTATCTTAAACTTTTATAAAGATAACATGGAAGGCATTGCACAACAATCAAAGATAGATACTGAAACTGCACAAGCTCAATCCGAACAAGTATTAAGACAAGAATGGGGTAGAGAGTTTGATGCAAAGGTAAAACAAGCTGGTGCGATTGCTAAAGCAAATATTAATCCAGAAGTTTTAGATATGACTTTATCAAATGGAACCAGACTTGGTGATCATCCAGAAATCATAAAAGGCTTTGCAAAGATAGCAAGTATGATGTCAGAAGATAAGATGGTTTCAACTGAAAGCGAGAATGTTAATTCAAACGCAGATATTGAATCAGAAATATCAAGCATTACCAATGATATTAATGGTCCATATTGGAACAAATCTCATCCAGATCACGACAAAGTTGTTCAACAAGTTTATACTTTAAGAGAAATGTTGAATGATGGAAAGTGATCATTTAAATAACGAAGAGCTTAAATTGGAGATACTAAGGATCGTAAAAGAGAATGGAACAGAGTTTCAAAAAAATGATCCCTTGCCAATCTGCGAAAATTATTATAAATGGATTAAAAGTAAGACAATTCCTAAAAAGAACCTTACTGGCAAGAAGGAATAGACTTCTAGTCTAAAAGACTTTAAATCCAAGAGATGCCTACGCAGGTGGATAACTTCTCTGTTGTTTAACATAAATCATAACAATGGGAGACTAATATGTCATCACAAATAACTACAGCATTTGTACAGCAATATTCTGCTAACATTCAAATGTTGTCTCAACAAATGGGATCGTTATTAAGAGACAAAGTACGTCTGGAATCTGTTGTCGGAAAAAATGCTTTCTTCGATCAAGTAGGAAGTGTAACTGCTGTTGAAAAAACTAGCAGACATTCTGACACTCCACAAATTGACACTCCACATGCAAGAAGAAGAGTATCTCTTGCGGATTACGAATTTGCGGATTTAATAGACCAACAGGACAAAGTACGTCTTTTAATAGACCCGACTTCATCTTATGCTCAAGCTGCAGCTATGGCTATGGGTAGAGCTATGGATGACGTGGTAATCAGTGCCGCTTTAGGAACTGCATTTACTGGCGAAACTGGATCAACATCAACTGTATTACCTTCAGCTCAGAAGATTACTGAATCTGGTACAGATGGTTTAACTATTGCAAAGTTAAGAACTGCAAAAGAAAAGTTCGACTTAGCAAGTGTAGATCCTTCAATCGCTAGATACATTGTGGTATCACCTAGACAGATCACTGATCTATTAGGTACTACTGAAGTAACAAGTTCCGATTTTAACACTGTCAAAGCATTGGCAAATGGTGAAATCAACTCGTTCCTTGGTTTTAACTTTATTGTATCAAACAGACTATCTATTGCATCTTCTAAAAGATCATGTATCGCATTTGCACAAGATGGTATTACATTAGCAGTTGGTAAAGATGTTTCAGCTAGAATAGACGAAAGAGCTGATAAATCTTATGCTACTCAAGTGTACTACTGCATGAGCATTGGTGCTACAAGAATGGAAGAAGAAAAAGTAGTAGAAGTCCAAGCTCACGAAGCATAATAGGAGGAAAATATGGCTACAGTTTATTCAGTTCAAAAGACTAAATGGAATCAGAATGTTCCTTCCGAGAAAATTGATACTACTGAACTAGCAGGTAGAGTAAGAGTTGCTCATGCAGAATATGAAGCATCTTCTCTAGCATCTGGTGATGTGATCGAAATGTTTAATTTACCAAATGGTGCAAGAATTGTATCTGGTAGATTAGCACATGACGCATTAGGTAGTTCAACTACTCTATCAGTAGGTTACGCAGCGCATAATAATGCTGCGGGTACTGCTGTAAGTGCAAGTGCTGCTGCTTACAAAGCGGCTGCTGCTTCTACTTCAGCAACTGCTGTAAATGCTGCTAACACTATTGCGCTGGGTGAAAACTCAGTTGTAGATGCTGATAAGGATGGACTTCCTGTGTCAGTAACTATGGGTGGTGCTGCAGGTACTGGAACTATTCAATTAACTATGATGTACGTTGTAGATTAATAAAAAGAATTTTAGGCGGGGAAAGCGAGAGTGGAACCCGCCTAGAGTGCATGAAGAAGATAAAAGATTTAAAACCTGTATTACATTTCAAGAAAGATAACTATGTATATAGGTATGTTTTGGTAGACAGATTCAAACATGGTCCCAAGTATCATTATGGATTTGACCTAAAAGAAGAGAGAACAGAAAAAGAAATTTGGCAACTAGAGAATAATAGAGAGATCAGAAGAAAATATATATTAAAAAATGACAATAGCTAGATTTGATCCAAGACTAATTGATTTATATAAAGATCCTAGACTTTTGTTGCATTTTCAATGGGGAAGAGATAATAAAATCTATAGATATGCTTTAGTTGAAAAAATTGATATAACAGATATTAATGATGTAACTAAGCAGAAAAAAGATGAGTTGCAATTAACTCAAAAAGAAATATGGAGTAAGTATGGCATCAACAGTAGATATTTGTAATGGAGCATTAAATCAACTTGGTGCTACAACCATACTTTCATTAACAGAAGATTCAAAAAATGCTAGACTTTGTAACTCAAGATATACTCAAGTAAGAGATGCAGTATTCAGATCACATCCTTGGAACTGCTTACAAGAAAGATTAGAACTAGCACAATCAACTACAACTCCTGCATGGGGTTACAGTTTTAAATATGATTTACCCGGTGATTGTTTAAGATTACTTAGAATACTAGATTATGATTCAGATCACAAAGTAGAAGGTAGATCAATATTATCTAACAACTCTTCAATGAAAATATTATACATCTCAAGAGTTACAGATCCAAATCAATATGATGAAAATTTAAGAGAAACATTATCAGCAGCACTAGCTGCAGATATAGCTTATGCTATTACATCTAACAATACCACACAACAAAACATGTTAGCTCTTTATCAAGAAAAATTAAGAGATGCTAGATTTGTTGATTCAACTGAAGGATATAATACTACACAAGAAGATGGAATGGCAGATGTTATAGATGCTGGTACATTTATTAACTCAAGGTTCTAATACATGGCTAGAGTAGCTGCACAACTTTCAAATTTTACAGCGGGTGAATTATCACCAAGATTAGATGGTAGAAATGATTTAGCAAAATATTCTGCTGGTTGCGCAACTGTAGAGAACATGGTTATCTATCCACATGGTGCTGCAGCTCGTAGACCCGGCACAACTTTTATTGCTGAAGTAAAATCAAGTGCTGCTAAAACAAGATTAATACCTTTTGAATTTTCAACTACACAAACTTATATTTTAGAATTAGGTAATCAGTACATGAGATTCTATAGAGATAATGGTCAGATATTATCTAGTGGATCTCCTTATGAAATATCTACACCTTATCTTACTGCAGAACTTTTTGATATTAAGTTCGCACAAAGTGCTGACGTAATGTACATTACACATCCTAGCCACAAAACTAGAAAGCTGTCAAGAACAGGTCATACGTCTTGGACATTATCAGAAGTAGATTTTACTAATGGTCCATATTTAGATACCAACACATCAACTACAACAATTACAGCTTCAGCACATACTG